GAGCAGCACGTCCTGCGGATAGACGAGCGGATCAAGTGGCTCAAGGAGCGCCTGAACAACGATCATTTTTGGGAACGCCCCGCGACGGCAGGGCCGTGGTACTGTGACGACAATGGGTGCCGACGCATGACCAAGGAGTGGTTGACTGACCAGTTGCGCAGAGCACCTTGACTGGAAAGACCAGGATTCGCCCAGCGGGCGGTGGCGACCTGGCGGGAGTACTTGGGCTTGGGACCAGGTGAGATCATTCGGTGGGAGGCGCTGACCCGTCTTTCGCTTCTCCCAAAACACCCGCAGCGGTCGATGGGCACCTACCTCCGTCCAGGCGGCCGCCCACGTCGGACCGTCCGTGGCGATAGACGGTCCATTATAAAAACCTGTTTTATAAACCAGAAGATTGCACTATACTGAGCCTGGAGGTTGATCATGAAGAGCAAGGACATGGTGGGTAAGACGGTGGTGCATTGGGACAGCAGGCGGGCATTGGTGCAGTCGTTCGAGGCCGACTGGCTGAAGGTCAGGGTGATCGAGCAGGACGGGGAGCGGCGGTTCTACCACGACCGGTGGTCGGTGGAGGACGTGGCGTGCATCGAGCCGCAGATCGAGCCGTTCAAGGTGCCGCTCACGCCGGAGGAAGTGTACGGTGTGAGTCCGCTGGCGGAGTTGCGCCCGCTGTTGACCGCAGGCTCCCGGTACGGGAAGACCATGCTGGCCAACGCGCTGACGATGGCCGAGATCGAGCGGATGAACAAGGCGGACCTGGCGGAGCGCCCGGACGAGAAGGCAGTGGTGGTCAAGGACGGCGAGGTCAAGATCGAGCCGGTGAAGACCCTTGTGGAGGAGCACAAGGTGGCGGCCGCGATCGCGAAGGAGATCCAGAAAGCTATCATCGACAACGACGACCAGCTGATCGAGCACTTCAAGAAGTGGGCGCTGCCGCTGTCAGGTATGGGCAAATGGCAGTTGCCGTTGTCGCCGTCACCGCACACGATCCCGACCGAGGCGCAGGTCGAGCAGTTCGAGAAGTTCAAGGAGCGGCACGTGAACAAGACGAACGGTGATTACGGGCCATCGCCGCTGGCCAGCTTCTTCGAGACGTGGGCGTTGCCGATAGTCGCCGCTCGCGTTCCGAAGTTCCCGGAGCCGCCAAAGAAACCGGGAGGCTTCAATTGCAGGCACGTGGTGGGCGAGTACACGGCCGAGGTGGGCGAACCGAAAATGATTGGCGACCTAGCGTTGCCGGAACAGGAGGTAGGCATGGAACCTGAGATCGAAGTAGGAGACAAGGTGGTGCACTGCGGTGCAGAGTTGGGAGTGGGCAAGGTGATCAAGTTGGGTACCTACCTGCAGAAGCCGAGCGCCAGGGTGCGATGGCCGGACGGGTCTGAGGGATGGTCTGCGTTGAAGCGGCTGAGGCATGCCGAACAGAAGAAGGAGGGCCTGTTGTACCCGGTGGGTGCGAAGGTGCGGCACAAGAGGTACTCGGAGTTTGGGGTCGGTGTGATCAAGAAGCTGAGGCGCTTGCAACGGCACGAGACCGAGGTCCGTGGCGCTGAGGTGGTGTGGGAGGGCGACGGGCGTCCTGTCGCGTCGGCGCTGACGGACCTGATCGTGGTGACCGACGACATTGAAGACCAGGAGAACCACCACGACCGGTTGACGCACCTGATGCAGAAGTACGACACCGACCGGGTCAGGCACCGGAGGACCGGCAGGATGGGCCGGGTGGTGTTCATCCACGACGACGAGGTCCAGGTGTGCGTCCGGACGGGCAAGCATGATCGTTGGCCGTTGGAGGACACGGAGGTGGTGTCGCCCACTGCCGAGAAGATAGACTACGAGTACACGGCACCACTACTGCCTGGAGACAGGGCCGGCGACCACGGCTACAAGGACGGGACGTTCCTGCCGAGGGCCACGAACAAGCCCAGGCGGCTGGGCAAGGTGGTGCGGAAGATCCCCGGCGACGACTGGGAGTGGTAGCCATGACTGACCGGACCGTTGAGCTTCTGTTCACCAGGAGTGAGGTGGAGTTGATGGTGTTGGGGTTGTACATGCGGATCTGCTACATCGAGACCGGCAATCCAACGTTGAGGGCTGCGGACCTGAAGAACGCCGACCTCACGAACGTGGACGCCGAGGTCAGGGTGCTGTCCACCGACCAGATGCGGCTGATCGTGAAGATGGAAGACCTGATCGCCAGGATGGAGAGATGAACGAGGAAGCAACACCCCAGGTTATTGTCAAGCGGTGCATGGACTGCCCGTTCAGGCATTACGACGATGTGGTCTATCATGACGAGTGCAGCTATCCTGGGTTGGACATGAGAAGCATCGTGACCGACGACGAGTTCCCTGAGTGGTGTCCGCTCATTCAGATAACCGTGACGAGACTGAGATGACCGCCGAATTCGAGAAGAAGTGGAAGCGCAACGACGACAAGAACCAGTGGGAGCTGGTCAGTCGGGTGGGAAGGGTGTGCGCTTGGGTAGCGGACGAGGCGGTGATGGACTCGCGGAAGTACGAGGGTGTGGCGGAGCAGGCCAAGGAGCACGTCGAGAAGAAGGCCTGTCGTCGGTGTCGGTACAATTTTAAGAATCCGTTCGGCCGGGACGGCTGCACTGACCGGGTGATGCGGCGATGACCGCCCTGAACGTGAAGGTCGGGCAGATAGCATCCACCCGGCGCAGGCTCGTCGCCAAGTGGACGGTCGAGGAGGCATCGCTGGAGACTTGGATCAGCGAGGACCTGGTGATGCTCCTGGCGGTGAGCGTCGCGGCAGAGCTTGAGGGCGTCGTGCTGGACGGGTTGGGGTTGAGGCCGTTGCCTCCGTCGTCGCTGGGCGGTTGGTTGTTCTGCGAGGTGATTCCGGCCGAGTGGAGGTTCAGACGCCTGCCGTGGTGGCGCAGGTGGTTCAGACGATGACCGCCGACGAGTGGAAGCTGCTGTTGAACATCCTGGGAGGCGCGGCGCTGTGGTGATCGTGTTCGGGCTGGCCGAGCGGGCCAGCAGGAGGGACTGATGGTGAACGTGACCATTTATGAGGAGAGCGAGGAGTCCGGGCGGTGGGGCGAGGCGGAGGAGGTGGAGCGGTTCGAGACCGACGTGGTTCCACGGATAGGCGAGGTGGTGACGCTGATGAAGAGGAACGAGCAGCGTCACTATAAGGTCCTCGGCGTCCGGTATGGGGTTCAAACCATAACGCACGACCTACGGACGGTCGAGTTGTATTGCGAGCGCGTGTACACGGTGAAGTTGCCATGGAGGCACCATCATGTTCGAGGTGTCCGACGTGGAGGAGAAGCACCCGAGGGTCGAGCGGCTGGAGGGCGTGCTGGAGAAGGTGAACGAGAAGCTGGGTGACTTGTGCACAGTAAGAGAACCGAGTATCCGGCGACAGACCATCAACGGAATCCGGGAAGGCATCAAGATTGTGCTGGCTGAGGAGGATTGATGGAAAGGCAGTGGAGGCGCAAGGGTCACACGCACGAATTGGTCAGTGCTGGTGGCAAGGTGTGCGCGACGACTACCGATGAAGCGATTGCCGACCTGAAGGAGTATCACGGGCTGGACTGCAAGCAGGAAATCTTGAAGTTGGCTTGCAAGGATTGTCAGTTCTGTACCACGTTGGGAGGATGTTCTCATGGGAACCGAATGTGAAGTGTGCGGCTGCGAGTTGAACGACCACAACCGGGCGGTGATCCCCGGTGTAGGGAATATCCCGAATGGGTTGTGTTGGACGTGTGAGGTGGTCCGTCTGAGGACTGCGTTGACGTTCTACACCGACCCGGCAGACTACCAGATCACGATCAACCTGCTGACGGAGGAGCTGGTCACCGGCAAGATACAGAGGGACCGGGGCGCGGTGGCCAGGCGGGCGCTGGAGAGCCCGGTGAAGTGAATCACGTCATCTGCAAATATCATGTGAGGGTCAGTGGCAGGGGTGATGTGTACGTGGCCGACCGGGACCGCAACCCGCACCTGATCGTGGGCGACGTGATCACGACCAGCCTTACCGAGAGGCCGCAGCGGATAGTCGCCATCGAGCTGACCTGCAACGGCCGGGGCATCAAGAACGAGATGGGCTTGGTTCTGAAGACATGAGTGGCGAAAAGCAGATGCCGATTTGTGTGGCGTTTTACCAGATGGGAGGTGGTGGAATGTTACCGATGTGGATAGTAGAGTCGGCCATATTCGGGGAAGAGTGGTAGCCATGAGCGTCGTCAAGAACTGGAGGACCTTCTGGCTCGTCGTCGGCATCGCCGCAGCGTTCGCGGGTCTGGGCTTCCTGATCCAATGGCTGGTGAACTGATGACGGTCAAGCACAGTGGGATCAAGTGCGTCATGCCCGAATGTATTGAGGAGCGGGACGCACTGAAGGTCATGCACAAGGCCGAGGTGTCGAGGTCGATGGAGCACGTCAGGATGCTGCGGCGGGTCCGGAGTGTCCTGGAGCGGTATTTCTACACACCGCCCGAGTCGAAGCACGAAATGATGGAGGACATCTTGGCGCTGGTCGAGAAGTACCTGAAGGAGATCGAATGAGCAGCAAGTATCGATGCAACTGCATCTACTGTCGGATGACGTTCCAAGGCAACAAGGGCGACAAGGTCTGTCATCTGTGCAACGACAAACCCCCTGGCAAACACGAGCGCAAGGACGTGACCATGTCTCACCGGCCGGCCTGGGTCCGGTGCAAGTGCTGTGGTGAGTGGTGCCGATTGAGGAGTGGAAGGTCGATCCCTACGAGTACCTGAAGGAGATCGAGTGATCAGATTTTTTATATGGGCTGTTGGTGTCGGACTGTTGGCAGGTTTTGGCATCGTGGTGTTCGGATACTATGTGGGCTTACCGTCGTGGACTTGGCCGTTATTGGGAGGGACGACTGGGTGGGTGATAGGATGGACATTCGGAAAACACGGGGGTAGAACGAGTGGCTGACTGGGAAGCGTTCCGGAAGGTGATTGGTGAAGACGACCACCTGAACCTGTTGAAGATTCGGGAGGACCGGCATCGGTCCGTCAAGCTGGCCACTGTTCAGCAGCAGAGGGAGGCGGAGGAACGCGCCAGGGAGGACCGGACGCCCCTGTCTCCTCGTGAGTGGATCGACAACCCGTACTTCTGTGGTCACCTGGCCGATGACGCATACGACCTGATAAAGGATCACTTCTGCGAGGTGTACGAGCAGCGGGTATTCGAGTTGATACTGCGCGGTAGCATTGGTTGGGGAAAAACGTATCTTACGGCCGCAGTCGAGATGTACAGCATCCACCTGATCGGCTGCTACGGGACTCCCCAGAAGGCGTTTCGCAAGATGGCCACCACCGCGCAGATTCTGTACATGTCCTTGAATGTAACCAAGGAAAAGGCCAAGGCGGCGTACTTCCGTGAGCTGAAGCAGATGATGATGTCTGCGCCGTACTTCATGAACCAGCAGGACTTCCCGATGGAGGACCCTGTTCGGCTGGTCAACGAGATACGGCTGCCCAAGAACGTGTTCGTCAGGTTTGCGGGAGCCAGCAAGACGGCGGCGGAGTCCGAAAACCTGATTTTTGTGGTTCTGGACGAGGCCAACCTGTACGACGTGGTGGACAAGAGCAAACGCTCCGATCCGGGCCAGGTGAGGTACGACGAGGCGCAGACTGTGTATGACAGCGCGACCACCAGGATGATGACCAGGTACCTGGTCAAGGATGAAGGGGGTATAATGCCGCTCCCGTGCAAGGTGGTGGTGCTGTGTCGGGAGACCGTCCCCAATAGCTTCACCGAGAAGCGGGCGACGGAGGTGGAGAAGAAGGGGCTCACCATCCCCGACGTGGATACCGGCAGATGTCGGGCCAAGGTGTACGCGCACAGTGAGTGGGAGACTAAGCTGGACGAGTACGACATGGACGACGTGTTTTGGGTGGTGCTTCCCACCAGGACTCAGTCCGCCCAGGTTATAGAGGACCGGCAGGTGGCCGAGGAGATCGCCAAGAACGGTCGCCTAATGGAGGCGTCAGGGGCGGATCCACAGGAGATTCAGCGGGTGGTGGAGTGTCCCCGGGCCGGTGGTATGTGGGTAGACAAGGCGACTGCGGACACCCTGATGTTTATACGGCAGGTGATCGGCCTGCCTACCGAGGGGACCAACATGCTGTTCGACGACAAGTCGGTGATAGTGGACTGTCATCGCACTGCGAACCCGCCTATGGTTCCGCGGGAGGTTTGTCTGCACCCTTACACCGAGGAGACCACCGACTTCCACGACGGTGTGTTCCTGATAAAGGACAGGCTGGCCAGGCCGGTGGATCCCAAGGAGCCGGAGGGAGAGTGGAGGCCGATCCGCAAACCGGATATGCCCAGGTACATCGGGATAGACACGAGCATCAGCGGGGCGGCCTCCGGGTTCTGCGTGGTGGGGGTGGACGGGTTCGTGGAGCGGTTGCGCATGGGTAAGATAGCGGCGGTGGATGAGAATAAGGAGGCTGTCAGGGAGTTGGTGCCCAGGCTGTGGGTGGACCTGGCCCTGCTGATCCGTCCGCCCCCAGGAGGGGAGGTCCCGTACGACGCGCTGTTGGATCTGGTCAATGTGTTCCGGGACATGGGGTTCTCCGTCGACCGTGTGGGCTTCGACACATTCGAGCGGGTGAGCCTGTCGCAGCCCTTGGAGAAGATGGGGTTCGACTGGGAGATCGTGAGCACGGACACCAGCGTGGTTCCGTACGAGTGGACCAAGAGGGCGTACACCGAGCGTAGGATCAGTGCGTACCCTTACCCCCCGATGGAGGAACAGCTGGCCGGACTGCAGAGGTTCAACGACGGCACGGTCAGGAACGGCCAGCCGGTGGAGAAGATTATAAAGGGCCCCTACGGGAAGGACGCCAGTGACGCGCTCGCACGGGCGGTGTTCTTGGCGGAGACCTACGCGCAGCAGTCCCTGGAGACCGGGCAGTTCGCGTCCGGTCGCGGGGATCCCGAGGAGAGCAAAGGCGAGAGGGAGTACAGGAAGGGAGAGTTGCTGAAGTCCGGCAATCTGGAGAGGCTGTATGAGATCATGAAGAAGGAAGAGGAGGAAAGGAATGGGTAGCCCCTGGGTGTGGGTGATCTCTTTTCAGGAGGGTTGAGGGATGAAAGATTCAAGAGATGTTCAAATGCTACAGAGCACAGACTGTCATTACAACATGCCAGACTACACCAAAGAGAAGATCAACGAGCTTGTTTGGGTGTGTCTACCAGCCACTACTACGCTTGGCCGGGCAGAAAGAATCGCGTGTGAAATCTACGATGTGCTTCGTAATGAATACGAATCACAGAATGCAGACAGCGAGGACTAGATGGCAACCAAGACATGCGGTGATTGCCCGTGGTGGGATCGGAGTGAACGCAGGTGCAAAACGCGTTGGTTTGAGTCAAGACCGGCATCTAGCCTGGAGTGCAAAGAGCGCAGAGCCTTCCGGGTACTGAGGGATGCGTATAGAGAAATGGATTATCAGAAATTTGCATCTGGAATATATGCAAGCCAACAAGAGGTTGCCGTCAAGGAGTTATGGGATGCACTGGAGATTCGCAACAACGAAATAGACAAGCTCCGATCAGAACTCGCAAGGGTCAAGGGGGAGGTGCCCTGCTCCATATGCTGTGGTGTGGGCGGCGATGGAATAAAATCTGAGCATCGACACCCATGCTACGAGGATCCCCAAACCGGGGTGCCTCGCTGTGAACTCTTTGCCAAGAAGGATTGCTTGCACAAAGAGGATGGCTACGGTTGGGCGACCTGTAGCTCGGGCGGGAAGTCGGAATATATTTTCAGGCCATGCCCAACCTGCCAAGGAACCGGCAAGAAGTACCCGGAGGAATCATGAAGGCAGACAGTAACCAGACGTTTGATGAATTTCTTGAGCAGGACATGCAGACCAAAATACAGGAGGACACCAAGCAGCAGATCAATAACCTGCTCTGGGCGATTCTGCCGGATTCGACCACACTGGCAAGAGCCGAAGCCATGGCGGTCAAAATATATGAATGGGTGGTGAGTGAGTTTGAGCGAGATTCCTACCTGCATCCAGAGAAGATATCATGAAGCTAACAAGGAAAGAGGTAAAAGCCCGCAAGGGTAGATCTCAAGGGGTGGGGTCACGACAGAACGAATTTTCCCGATATTTGCGACGCCCTCTTGTCTGCATGGGATGCGTTGGAAGAGGTGGAGTGGGCTGGTGGCTGGGGTGGTACAGACATGACAGCACTTACTGTGGAACGTGATTATGGGAAATGCCCAGCGTGCGGGTTTCTTGAGCGAGGGGGGAAGCACACTCCTGACTGCCAGCTAGCCCAAGCCCTACCCAGGGAGGAATCATGACCCCCAAAAAATCGGTACGAATGTGTGGCCGTTGTGGAGACAAACCGGCCCAGACCTGCAGACATCTAAAAGTGACAGAAACAGACGCAGGCACAGAACATGATTGCGGCTTCTGGTGGAACGATACGTTGATGGCGGAGTTTGTTCCGATGTGTGACGACTGCCCCTTGTGCTGGTGTGATGACTGCAAAGATGAGATGGCAGCAAATGGGCACATATTCGCCAGAATTGCCAAAAGGGAATATTGAAATGACCCCCCAAGAAATAGAAGAGATCCGAGCAAGGGCGGAAGCGGCAACGCCGGGACCGTGGTGGTGGGAAGAGGCGACAGATATTGCGGATGCCGAATTCATAGCCCACGCTCGCACCGACATCCCCGCCCTATTAGCAGAGGTAGAAAGGCTAGGGGCGCTGGTTGATCGACTCAAGCTGGAGGCGCAAACGCATGCCACAGAAGCCCGGTCGCAGCGAGCGACTGTCAACGAGTGCTTGCAGGCATCTGGCACCGGGAAGGCCGACTGGAATGGGGCGCGGCCTGTCAAGGAAACCATCGAGGGACTCAAGGCAGAGGTAGAAAGGCTACAGGGGGAGTTGGAGGTCACAAGGGAAACACCGAACCTGGATAAGCTGGCCGAGCATTTACCGCAGGCGAAAGAGGACCTGGCAGAGTTGGCCTTGCTCAACAGGGTGATGGCTGGTGAGGCCAAGGTGATGGACACCAGAATATGGAAGGAAACGAACGAGCAGAGATTGAACGCACTCGCGGCAAAGTACACAGCAGAAGCCAAACTCCACTCCACTGAGAAAGAGCTAGAGCAAGAGCGTGTCAGGCTTGCGGGATGTGGGGTAGCGGCCCTGGGGTATTCGGGAGACGAAATCAAGCCGGGAGACTACGGGTACTCTGCGAGCTATGACGATGTACGGAGAATGAAGTTTCAACTAGACAGATACCGTAAGGTGCTGGAGGCATGTCACAGTTGCGAAAAACTTGAGGGTAAACGGGGAGGGGTCATGAACTGCAAGACCCGGGAGGCATTGATTAGTTTGATAGCTGAGATTATGAAGCGCGAGGAATACATCAAGAGGGGTGCCAACCTTGAAGCGCAATGGTGGAGCTTGGTGGATACGGTGCTGCCCCAGGCCAAGCAAGCCCTCCAGCCCCAAGACCAACCCCAAGACCAACCCCAAGACCAACCCCCATGCAAGACATGCGGGGGTACGGGTAAGGTCAATTGGTGTCACCACAAGGTTCCCCTGAGTGATGCGGATTTTGATTGCCCCGAATGCCAGAAGCCAGAGGGAGAAAGCAAATGAGTTGTGAAAACTGTGAGAAACAGAGGAAAGCGCTAGACAAGGCCAGACAGTGCCTCTGGGTAGTCATAAACGCAGAAGGATTCAATCCGCAGTACATCAAAGAGGCATTAGATTCTGTTTGCGAAGTTCTTCCAGGCGAAGCATGCCAGGAGCGCAGAGACGGAAGACATTGTGACTGTTGGTACGATGGAGATGCATGTTGCAGTTGCGGGGCTCCTGCGATGACCATTGAGGAAAAACGGGATCGGCATGGTGCCAGACAAACCCCAACCCCCACAGGAAGAAACCAATTCTGTACACAATGCGAGCCCATGCCCACCGAAGGAGAAATAGACATGAGCAACACGCCCCCCACTCAGGTTCAGGCGATACAGGCCCGAACAACGCTTTGGCGATTGGCTGAAAACTGGGGGCTTGACCCCTCCGACAAGAGAAAGCTGCAAGACGCAATGTCTGTCTTGCGAGAGGTGCAAGACCAGTTGCCATACAGAAAGCGCAAACTCAGGAGAAAGACCAAAGGAGACTAAGTAATGGCTAATAAACACCTAAAAACCAAGCCACACCGGCTGCCCAAGCAAAATGCGTGGTGGTATGAAGAGCCCACTGGAATTTGTGTCTGTAGGGAATATCAGATCGCGCGCCTCCTTAATAATGACCTTCAGGGCCGGCCTAGTGAAAAGACTGCCTAAAGGGAGAACCAATGGCACGTACAAGACGGAGTATATAACGAACATGAGGTAGAGCACGGCGCTGACTTGCAGGTACAAACGAACCTGCAAGGAGGCGCTCGATGGGCAACCTGCCAAAGAACCATTCCCCGGAGGCCATGGAGGAGTTCTTCCAGTCCGGCCCCGATCCCTTCAAGTACCAGACGGACGATCATGTGGCCAGAGCAGAGCAGTACACCGCTCTGGTATCCCGCCATACCAAGTTCGGGCTGGCCAGGCGCCTGCTCGACGTGGGATGTGGTGAGGGCTACCTGACTCACGTGCTTAGCGACGCTGCCGAGCACACTGTGGGGATCGACGTTTCTCAGACCGCCATTGCCCGGGCCAAGGTGGCTTACAGCGACCTGGATGAGATGCTGGAGTTCCGCCAAGTGGACTTCCTGCAGTTGAGGACCAGGAAGTTCGACTGCCTGGTCTTGACCGCGGTGCTTCCCTACTTCGATTCCAGGTGGGACCAGTTCATGGTTACGGTGGACCGGCTGCTAAAGAAGGGCGGTCTGGTGGTCACCTCGTTCGTGAGCGAGGGTTGTGTGACCGACCCGTGGATAAGCCGCCTGGAGGGGGACCTACTGGAGCGAGTTGACACGGTGGAATTCACGTGCAACGGGCTCAAACACCGGGCCCACCTACTGCGCAAGAAGTGACATCGAACATCGGGTAGAGAGTGGCGCAGACCTAGTGAGCCGCATGGTTACTGCCTGGCCATGCCGACTCCTGTTGTCGCGCAGCCAGGAGCGGTCCAACCCCTCTAGCCGCTCCTGGCTTCGCAATTTACCGGAGGAATCGGAATGAGCAGGCCCAATGGAGCAAGGTGGTGTCCCGAGGCCCGGTCGTGGGCTAGGGACGGAATGGTATACCCGGACGCCGACCAGGCCCCGGGTCCTTGTGTTTTTTGGGACGGTCGTAAGTGCACCAAGCTACTGCGGCAATCCTGCAAATCGGACGAGCAGTCTTGCAGGTCCGACCAACCCCCTTTATTGACGGAGGAGCAGAGATGAACGAACAGGAGACGGTCCAGGCAGACCAGAACCAAGAGGGAGATGTTAAACAGTGTTTAACAGACAAGCTGCACGGGCACGAGATCGTGAATTGTCATGGGGCCCAGGACGGCAGCCTGGGCAGGCTGCTGGAGACCCTGAGCACCGAGGTGATCCACGAGAACGACTACAAGAACTTCCGGCGGATCTATGGCGGTCTTACCAACAACAGCAAGTGCGGGTGCGGCAGCGGCAACAAGTTCGGCCAGTGCTGCAAGGGGTCGTGGAACCTGCTGGAGCGGAGCCACAGGAACCGCCGCAAGCTGGCCGCCAAGGAGAAGAAGGCGGTCGCTGCCCGGCAGGTGCCCAAGTATGAGATCGTGCTGTCGGTGTACCCGGACGGGTCCATGAGTAGCCGCATGCTGGACGAAAAGAAGGAACTACCCGGGGGCACTCAGCTGGAGTACATCTTCCACAACGCGTGGCTCAACGTGATCACTGCCAACATCCTGGCGGTCACCCGGCACATGGTGATGAGTAGCGTCAGGCCCCAGGGAGCGGGATTAGGACAGCCGGCCGCACCAGGGCAGCCAGGCGGAAGCATAATCAGCCCATAAAAGGAGCGAACCGACATGGCCAAGAAGCGCCCCGTTGTTACCGAGAGGGAAGTCCGGCAGAAGTACCCGGTGGACACCTACGTGAATCCCGAGACCCGGAGCGAGGAGGAGCGGGCGCTGGTCCGAATGGAGGACCTGCGGGAGATGCTGAGTGACCGGGATATTCGCAGGAAGCAGAACCTGATCCAGAGGATCGCCTCCTTCGTCCGGCCGATGAGCAGACACGTTACCGACCAGGCGGACGACGAGGGTACCTCGGAGGTCGGCGGGGCCACCGGCAGCAGCCAGGGCGGAATCCGCAGCGATGAGTACTACGACCAGCTGAAGATCGACAACACCCGGATGGCCAGGTACCAGGACTACGAGTACATCGATGCCGAGTGTGTGGAGCTGGCCAGGGCCCGGGAAGTGACGGTGTCCAACGTGTTCAGCAGCCGGGACGGAGACGAGGAGAGCTACAAGCTGGCCAGTAAGGTGCCCAGGGTGCTGGCGGCTCTGGAAGGGGTGGACGAGCGGACCAACATGCAGAACGAGATCCCCGGGATCTGCGACGGCATGCTGCATTATGGGGACGACTTCGAGGAGGTGGTGGTCGACAACCGGTTCCTGATCACCAGGCTCAAGTGGCTCAATCAAAAGCACATGTACCGCAACGAGGACGAGTTCGGTCGGCTCAAGGCGGAAGAGGCGTTCACCATGAAGCGGGAAGGGAGCCACCAGGAGATCCACTTCAAGTTCTGGCAGGTGCGGCACCTGCGGCACAACCACAAACGGGGGTGCCAGTATGGGCGGTCCTTCTACTTCAACGCCAGGAAGCCGTGGAGGTACCTGCGCACTATGGAGGACGGGGTCCTGATGACTCGAGTCAACCGGGCGGATGACCACCTGGTGTTCAGCATTCCGGCCCCCAGGAACGCCTCTCCTGCCAAGCTCAAGAACCTGATCCTGGAGGCCAAGAGGAACCTGAAGCGCCGCAATGTGATGGACAGCAGCACCGGACAGATCGACAGCCGGTCCAGGCCTCTTCCCGATGGTAACGACTTCTACATAACCGTGCCTCCTGAAGGGCAGGGGGCAAAGGTGGAGCGCCTGTCCGCCTCCGGGGTCCTGGGGGAATTGCGGGACGTGGAGCACTTCCAGAACAAGATCTTCATGGCCACCGGGGTGCCCAAGAGCTACTTGGGGGTGGAACGGGACGTGAACGCCAAGGCCACCTTGTCCTGGCAGGACATCGAGTTCGCCCGGATGCTCAGGAAGATCCAGCGGGAGATGGCCGCGTTCCAGCGGAGCGTGTACGACTTCCAATTGACCATGATGGCAATCCCCCCGGTCAAGGGCCTGTACGAGGTGATCTATCCGCCCATCAGCTTCGTGGATGAGCAGATGAAGATGACGGTGGAGGCCTTGAAGTGGCAGATCGCAGGGCAGGCCAAGACGGCCCTGCGGATGCCCACCAGGTGGCTGTTGCAGAACATCATCAAGATCCCGGAGGACGAGATCGAGGAGATCCTTGTGGCTATCCGGGCCGAACCCGAGCCTGCCCAGGTTGCCCCTCAACTACCAGGGGGTCAGCCGTTCACCAGGGAGCACGCGCTTCGGGACATGGAGCTGGCCAACGAGCTGAGCAACATCAGGGACATGATCATGGTGGTTCAGAGCGAGCGGCTCAACAAGCCGTACCGCGACGCGGGGTGAGCCGGTGAAGAAGACCGTAATGCGTGCGCTTACCTGGCTGGCCCTGAGGGGCTGCCTGTACCCCTTCTGGAGCAGGGTGTACCGGTTCCTGGCGGAACACAGGCACCTGGACAAGCGCCTTCCCCCGTTCAGTTCCATGGACCAGGTCAAGGAGATGGTGGGTGCCATGCGCTGGCGTCGGGACACATGGCTGATGTTGTGGGATGCGATTAGCCATCCGGTGGCCACGTACACCAGGCACCAGGCCGGTAGGAAGGCGGGCGACTGCGATGATATCAGCCTGGTGGCCGCCCAGGCCATAAAGAACATGAGTGACAGCGGGGCGGTTGACGACGTGGTGGAGGTGGGCCTGCTGTCGGTACCGTGGATTGGCCGTGACGGGATAGGGGGCCACAACGTGTGCGTGCTCCGGGTGTTCCAGGAGGGCAGCAGCCGCAGCCGGTGGATGCACATGAGCAACTGGGCGAACGGTGCCATGTTTGGGCCGTTCGACACCCTGGAGGACGTGGTCAGGGACGTGCTGGACGATAGGATCAGTCTTGGATGGGCCTACTGGTCCACCGACCTGAAGCTGAAGCGGTACGGCAGCGGGAAGACAATCGGGAGGCAGCGATGAGTGAGGAACAGAGGATCGACAACCAGCACACGCCGGTGGTGTGCAGCGAGTGTGACCTGCACTGCGAGCGGCGGGGTTCCAGCCCGGTGGTGGCAGGGGACAAGGAGGACGGGGTGTTCACCTGCGGGCTGATGCACGAGACTGACAGGTCCTGCCTGATGGCGATCCCGTCGGTGCTGATGATAGACGCCAATAGCGGCAACGCGCGCGCGGTCCGGGTGGAGTTCGTCCGGGTCTGGAAGAGGAGAGGATGGGGGCAGCCCAAGATATAACCAGGGAGTCCCTGGAGGCTATGACGGACATGGAGCTGGCGGCACTGTTGGCCTCCGTGGATCGGGCCATTGCTCGGGTGGACGACCAGGCCGGTGTTCGAGCCTACCGGATGGAGGCCGCGGATACCAGCGCTCTGCAGGGCAGGTACTTCAAGCAGCTGGATGGGATCACCGGGGACCTGCAGTCGGGCAAGATCAACCTGGCCACCTACGACACCAGGATGCAGGACGCCATCCAGACCAACTTCACCCAGGTGTACAAGGCCAACCTGGGCCGCCCTCTGGACGAGGGAGACCTGGAGTACCTGAAGAGGGCCACCGCCGAGGAGATGAAGTACGCCCGGGCGTTCGGCACCGATATCGACAACGACACCCTGCGGATGCCCAGGCAGCAGCGGGTGGGTATGTATTCCCAGACCCTGCAGGGGATAGGGGACCACGCTCGGGTAGAGGCGGCTCCGATGGACAGCCAGTTCGTGTGGAAGCTGGGCCACGCGGAGCACTGCCCTGACTGCCTGGTGCTGGCCTCCAACAGCCCGTATACCAAGGCCGACCTGCCGACCACTCCCAGGGCGGGTGCCACCAGGTGTCTGAGCAACTGCGAGTGCAGCCTGATCGTGCAGCCCGGCAAGCTGTCCAAGCAGCAGGTGCAGGAGCTGCGGGACTTGGACATGAAGAAGGACCAGAGTCTGGTGGAGATGCTTCGGCGACCGGCGCCCCCTAAAGGCATGCGCCTGCCCACCGAGGACGAGCAGAAGTACATCCAGGACCTGCGCATGAAGATCAACACCAACCGCCGGGTGATAGCCACGGCGGACGGGGAAAAGCTCAAGGGGGCTATCCGGGCCAGAAAGGCGGCTAATGCCGAGTTGAACGAGTTCCTTACCAAGGAGGGGATCTACGACGTGCCGATCTGGAGCGTGGACGATGTGCTGGAAGGCAGGCACGTGGGCCGGCGGGCGGTCAGGGATCTGATGCGGCACGGGATAGACGGAAAGAGCTTGGGTATGGTGGAGAGGAAGCAACTGGTGTCCATGTTGGGCGAGTACGAGCGGGCCACCGGGGAGGTGCTGTCCGGGAAGGCGCTGAAGCGGAAGGCCAGGAAAACGAACAAGGCGGCAGTCTTAGACGACAAACGAACCGCCGAGTTGTTGGACAAGATGAGCAAGTCGGAACTGTCGGCTGCGGAACAGGCGGAACTTCGTGAGCAGTTGGATCGGTTGTTCGAGGGTACTGGCATGTCCAATGAACGCTCGACTATTTTTGTGGACGAGTTCAACAAGGGGGTGTCCAGAAATATCAAGACGGGGACGAAGCATTCTGCCGTTGCACAATATGAGCCGGCGACGGATACGATCAAGATGTATCCTGGCACTGCGAAAGAAGCATCTAAGTTTTTGCAAGGCGACCGTGCACGGGATTCAATCAGTTCGATGCATACGTTGGTACATGAGACTGTGCATTCATATAACCGTGGGTTTGGTTGGGGGTATCAGGAGTTGGGTGTCGTAATGGAGGAAGCAGCAACTGATTTGATAAGCATGAGACTGATCAAGAAGACGTACAACATCAATGCCGATGTGATGGCTCAATTCACGTCGTACGGTGACTATATAGATCGTATTGCGAACAGGGTGGGGATAGCATTGAAGAAGGCGGGTTTGAAGATCCATGGTTCAGTAGAGGGTGGGGGGCTACCACCTATGATCTTCAGTGTCAGGGTGAAGCACAAAGAATTCGTGGAGGTGATGAGTGTGATTACCGACGCGTTCCAGAAGCAGATGGGTCCCGGTAAAGAGATCTGGAAATGGGAACGGTTGGTCAAGTCGTTCGTGGACGAGGTTGAATTACCTGCCTCGTACACGAAGGGACTTTCTAAAAAGGCAGCAGCCGACCTTCACAAGAAGTTCAAGAAGGAACTGGACGACGTATTCAGTGAGTGGGTTGTCGAGAGTGGCGGATCGAAGAAGATTTACTACGGAGGGGCGACATGAGTTACGCGGATGACCTTTTGAAATTGAAGCGGGACGATCCCGACGCAGCGATCCGGGTTGCCAGGAAGGCGGTCAAGGCGGGTGAGTTGAATTTTGGCAATGCAGAGGCGTTGTTGATGTTGCAGATGTCACCGGAAGACAGAAACAAGGTTAACCTAGCGGTGACGAAGTTACTGAAGGAGAAGAAGTGATGGCACAGGTAACCTGGAACTACGTGGCGGAGGGGCTGGCCGAGACCAGCGAACTCCTGGTGGCGGCCCTGGTGGCCAGCGTTGGCAGCCCAGTCCGGGTGGCTCCGCTGGACGACGAGGTGAGTGCCGATATGGGAGTCTGGATCCGGGGGGACAAGAGGGACGTGGACCAGGTGAGGGAGACCTTGGAGGAGGACCTGGATAAGCGACAGCTTACCTGGAGTGGCCTGGAGTGGCAGATGCCGCTGGAAGCGGGCAAATGATAGAGATGTTAAACAGTGTTTAACAAGGAGAGACTACGATGGCCAAAAAGACGAAGAAGCTGAGCAGTGACCAGTTGAAGGGGATGCTGGAGGCCAAGATTCGGGCCAGGGCCAGGTGGCGGATAAAGGACGCTGTGGAGGAGGGTGACCCCGGGAGCCTGGTGGGTGATGCCGCCCAGATCTCTGTGAACCCCAAGAAGCTGAAGGTAGTGGCCAGCAGGATCTACGACGATATGATGGCCGACCTGTCTTGGACGAGTTCCGATGACCGGGTGTTGGAGGCCATGAACAGCGTCAAGGGCGGCTTCAGCGTGGGCTACGTGCAGCGGGTAATCAGGCAGGCCTTGAAGGACGAGGTGCTGAAGCTGGAGTCCGCCACGGTCGACGGGATCATTGCGGACACCGTCAACGAGAAGTGTAAGAGCCTGGTCCACAAGAAGCGCAAGAAGAAGGAGTAGCCCTGTGCGGGTGATGGTGACAGGCAACCTGGGCTTCATCGGGTCCGCTCTTACCAGGCGGCTGCTCTCCCAGGACTACCACGTGGTGGGTGTGGACCTGATGACCTACGCGGCGGACAGGCGTAACCTGAACGAGGTGTGGGCCCACAACATGTCCAGGTACCAGTTCTGCCGGTTGGATGTGGCCAGCGGTCTGGCGGTGCTGGACGCGGTGGATAGGTTCAAGCCCGATGTAATAGTCCACTGTGCTGCCGAGTCCCATGTGGACCACAGCATCGTGGACGGTGGTCCGTTCATAAGCACCAACGTGGCCGGTACGTTCAACGTCCTGGAGGCCGCCAGGCGCAGGGGCTGCCGGATGGTGTACGTTAGCACCGACGAGGTGTACGGGGACATTCCCCGGGGGGTACGACCGTGCAGGGAGGACGACCCACCCAGTCCCAGCAACACGTACGCGGCCGCCAAGATGAGCGGGGACCTGATGTGCATGGCGTACCGTCGCACCTACGGGGTGGACGTTGCCATCACGCGCAGCAGCAACAACTACGGCCCGTACCAGTACCCCGAGAAGCTGATCCCCAAGGCCATCACCTACGGCATGGAGGGCAGGAGGTTCCCCTTGCACGGGGACGGGAGGAACGTGCGGGAGTGGATCCACGTGGACGACAACACCCGGGCCATCGAGAAGGTGATGCTGGACGGGGGTTGTGAGGTGTACAACATCGGCACCGGGTACGGGCTGAGTAACGAGGACGTGGTGGACCTGGTCAATGATCAGCTGGGCCTGCCGGCTGGGCACTTCGACCGGGTGGGCGACCGTCCTGGGAACGACCGCCGGTACGCCATCGACTGCGGCAAGATCGCCAAGCTGGGCTGGAGGCCGGAGATCAGGTTCGGTACTGGGCTCACCTCCACGGTGGAGTGGTACAGGGACAACCGGTGGTGGTGGGAGGACAAGGTGGTTCCGGACGACTGGCAGATCGTGCCGGGGGAGGGTCAGCGTGGATAACCTGGCTGCCAGGCTGTTGAAGAGGATCAAGGGCAAGGTGTATGCGGCCCAGGTGGGCAAGCTGCACAAGCTGAAGGGCAAGCACGTGGACCGGGACGGGACCACGTTCCTGGTGACCGGGGTGGACTGGCGCAATGGCAAGATCACAGTGAGCGACACGGCCACCCCGCTGAAGCAGACCACCACGTTCAACATCAAGTCGTTCTTGAGCAAGGCGGTAACAATTCTCAGGGAGGAGGAAGCCAATGTCGGACAGGAATGAGCAGACCACGACGGGTGCGGTGGCCCAGTTCGCCGGGAGCGCGTTCAAGAAGCGCAAGAAAAAGAAGAAGCGCAAGAAGACTCCCCTGGCCTTCACCAGGAGCGGCATCAGTGTGCCGGTGGGGTACGAGGACACCACCAATGGAAGCATGAGCCAGTTCGGCGGTCATCCTCCGTACAGCCAGAAGGGCCGCAAGAAGGCCAAGATGCGTTTGGGACAGGCGGTGGAGGAGGCAGTGGACCTGTTCGTGGAGCGGGCCCTGCAGCCGGGCCCCGGCAGGAAGGGGCGCAAGGGCAAGGAGCTGAGGGGCTTCCTGAAGAAGCGGGGCCTGTTGGGAATTCCCAGGCAGAGGATGAAGTGATGCCTGTCAACGTTGTCAAGACACCCAGGGACGAGCGTCTGTGGCGAAAGGCCAAGGCGGTGGCCAAGAAGCGCAACAGGGCCAAGGACTGGAAGTACGTGATGGGGATCTACAAGCGCATGAAGGGCATCAAGGAGTCCATCGTGGAGGGTGTCCGCGCGTTGCTGGGGAAGGCATGATCCCGGACGTTCCACAGCCCAGGGAGGGAACCCTGGTCAGGATCGAGGGCCCGTTCACCGTGAGCGGTATGAAGGTGTGGCGGGTGTATGACGTGACCAGGCGCCCGTGGAGGAAGGTGGGCCCGGATTGCTTCAGCTGGAGTGAGGCCAGGAACCGGGCCGATGATGCTGCCAACGGGTCGGTGACGTGGTTCGGGAACACCCGGTTGGCGGCCACTCCGTACTACGGCCGCGAACATCTGGTAGAGAGCGGCGGGGACCTTTTGAAATGAGCAAAATGTCTTGGTTCAGTCTGGAGTCTATCAAGAACTGGGGAGCCCCGGTGGAGGTGGACGGGTGCAAGTTGAAGCTGCACCAGGCCAAGGTTCTGGTCGGGTTGGTCGAGGACCTGATGGACGACGCGGGGTTCGAGAAGAGGGACGCGGTGGAGCATGCGCTGGCCGCGTTCAAGCTCATGTACGAGAGGGCTGGCTCTGAGTGGATCGCCAAGAAGAACATCCACCTGAAGGACCACGGTGTTTCCGTCCGGAGTAAGTTCTACAAGAAGGACCATAAGGAGCGAGTCATGGCGCGAGTCAGGGCAGAGTTCGCGGAGAAGCGCAACCGCGACAGGATAGTCCGGCAGATCATAGAGGCCGGTCGCCGCAACAGCGGTAAGGACAAGAAGGCCATCGACGCTGCCCTGGGCGGCCTGTTCGACGTGCTGAACAAGACCGACCAGAAGGCGGTGCTCAAGGCGCTGGGCCAGAAGCTTGGCAAGAACATCAGGTTCAAGAGGGAGGAGACGTGATGAAGTTCCTGACCGAGCAGCAGGACCAGAGCCTGTGGATTGTCGAGAAGGACCTGCAAGAGGGTGTCCAGCTTCCCAAGGGCGTGATTATGCAGGCCCGCGGCAAGTTCGCCCATGCAGGCAGGATCACCAGCAACGGCCGGTTGTACACCCGCAAGTGGTACCAGAAGGAGATCGCTCGGGTGACCAAGTCCGGTCTGCTGGAGACCGGGGGTATGATAGGTGAGACGGACCACCCTTCTCCCACAAGGGGAGGTCCTTCGATTCGCCAGAACGCGTTTATCGTCCGTGGACTGGAGATAAACGAGCAAGGCGAGGTGATGGGCAGGATCGATGTCATGGGAACCCAGGCGGGCGAGGACCTGGCGGTCCAGATTCGGGCGGGTGCACAGATCGGCTTCAGCTCCAGGGCGCGTGGCGAGGTCACGGCCAAGAGGATGAACGATCAGCATCCCGACTGGTCTCTGAACAAGGACTGGGACGGCCGGGAGTTCGATGAGGTGAACGACGACGCCAGCCTGCAGACCTACGACAGCGTGAACGGCCCTGCAATCGGCGATGCTCACGTCGCCGACTACAACGAGGACGAAAACCCAGAGGAGGAGGAGATGGAAATCAAGTTGGACGACGTACTCAAGAACGAGGCCCTGATGAAGGGTGTTCTGGAGAGTGACGCGGTCAAGGCGGTGGTTGAAAAGGCCGTCGAGACCGCCAAGAGCGAGGCCCAGGCAGAGTTCGAGAAGAACCTGCCCGAGATGGTCTCCAAGTACATGGAGAGCGACGCGTTCGCAGATAAGATGCGCGAGCGGCTTTCCGCGGAAGAGGAGGAGCTGGACGAGGAGGAGGAGCTGGAAGAGGCCAAGTGCCCCGAGTGCGAGGGTGTGGTTCCCAAGAACAGCAAGTTCTGTCCCGCCTGCGGTGTGAAGATGGCGGCGCCGGCCCCCAAGGCCGAGACCAAGGAGGAGGCCGACAAGGTGATCTCCGACCTGGTCCAGCGCCTGGAGAAGGTGGAGAAGGAGAACTCCGAGCTGAAGGCCAAGGTCGACAAGCAGGAGCAGGAGAAGAAGGACGCCGAGACCAAGGAGTCGGTCGAGGAGCAGGTGGATCAGCTCCTGGAGAATTGTGCCGAGCACCTGGCTGGCCGGGTGCGCCTGCGGCTGAAGGACAAGGACCTCACCGAGGCCGAGGACCTGGAGAAGACCGTCAACGAGGTGATCGAGGAAGAGAAGGCCCACATCATCTCCTTGGGTGGAGAGCAGCTGCTGGAGAAGGGAAAGCCCACCGGTGGTAACACCGGAGATCTGGACGAGCAGGACAAGGGCAAGAAGCAGCAGAACAGGTCTGTCACCCTGACCAAGAACCTGGTCTCTTAGACGGCCAGGCGCGCCCGTTGAGGGGCGGGCGTTCAACCCTTTTGGCAACAGGATCGGAAGGCGCGGTGACCGTGCAACATGTCAGACATTCCATGCCCACGGGGCAAGGAGAAAAGGAGAGATGGAACATTTGAACGAGCAGTTGGCCAGCATGCAGGCTGAGAACATGCTGAGCGAGCACGTAGCCCCCTGGATGGTGGAGAACAAGCAGCGTTCCGACCGGTGGGCTCCGTACTTCAACGAGGACGAGGGCCTTGGTCTGGCCGAGGACAAGAAGCTGAAGCAGCTCATCGCCGGCGGTGTGATCAGTGAGGGCGACCTGGAGCGCATCAAGTGGCAGACCGAGTTCTTGATGGACAACTTCACCCGCGAGGCGTACGCGGTGGCCAACAGCTGGATGGAGCAGACCACCACCGCCAACATCGCCACCTTCACCACCTGGGCGCTGCCCTTGATCCGGCTGATCTGGCCCCGGTTGTTCGCCAACGAGATCGTCAGCGTCCAGCCCATGAAGGGCCCCACCGGCCGGGCTCACACCTTGGACTTCACCTACTGCAGCTCGGGTGAGACCTACAGCTCGGGCACCAGCATCTACCCCAACGAGGATCCGGACTACTCGGATAGCCCTGGCGAGTGCCAGGAGCCGAACCACCTGTGCCTGGAGCTCACCGCGGCCACCCTGACCGCCGTGACCAAGAAGCTGATGGCCCAGTGGTCCCCCGAGGCCCAGCAGGACCTCAACTCGCAGTACGGGTTGAACCTGGAGGGTGAGATGACCCGGATGCTCGGCATGCAGATCGAGCGCGAGATCAACCGGGTTCTGATCAATGGCGTGGTGGCGTGTGCCACCACCAACACCAACTGGTCCAGCACCCAACCGCTCGCGGCGTCGGGGTGGGCCAACGCGACCCCGCGGCAGTTCAACGAGAGCATCTTCGACGCGATTTGCGATGCCGACAACCAGATCTTCACCCGCGTCTACGAGCACGGGAACTTCATCCTGTGCGGGGCCAGCTTTGCCAACCGGCTGCGCAAGCTCAACAGCTTCCGTCAGCTGGACACCACCGCCGGGTTCGCCAACATCAAGACTGGCCCCAACCTGTTCGGGGTGCTGGCGGAGCAGTACAAGGTCTACCACGATCCGTTCTTCACCACTGACCAGGCCATTGTTGGCCACAAGAGCGACAACTGGCTGTACACCGGGTACGTGTACGCGCCGTACATCCCGTTGTGGGCGTCCCCCACCATCTGGGATCGGACCCTGTGTCCGGCCAAGGCCATCATGTCGCGGTACGCCACCTACTGCAAGAACGGCAACTTCTACGCGACGGTGACGGTGACCGCGTAGGCGGAGGAGACGGAGGGAGTAACTGAGACGGGGGCCGAGTCCACAAGGGTTCGGCCCCCGTATTTTTAGTTGCAAGAGGGCCGATAGTATGAGATGCACGGTGTTAAACACTGTTTAATAACGAACGACAGGAGGACAGGCAGATGGCGAGAAAACAGGCAAGGGATGTGAGGGGAGAGACCATGGCGGTTCCGACCCCCGACGGGCAGGATACGATCCATGTGCAGCTCCCGCCCCGGGTGGACTACAGCTATCCACACAAGGACGACGACGGGAACGTGCCGGAGTTCGTCAACTTCAGCCCCCAGGTGCAGCAGGTCAAGATTCCGTACCACGACCATTTGCACGTGGTGCCCCCTATGGGTATCCTGCGGGGCTCCCAGTGGCGGAACCTGACCAAGCCCAATCGCAACACCTGGGGGGACCACCCCAAGTTTGTTGAGCGGGTGCCGGCGCCCCAGACCGCCGGTAAGGACGAGAAGCTGCATGATCCGGACGACCCCGAGGACATGTGGAGTCCAGCCAAGGGCAGCAACCACGACCGGAAGTACCTGCTGACCGTGGAGCAGGTGGTAGGTGAGATCAACAAGCTGAGCAATCCTGCCAGGATCGAGCAGCTGACCCGCCACGGTGTGATCATGGACACCGAGGACCTGACCCGGCTGGGGTACAGGCGGCAGCACCAGGGACCTATCGACTACCAGAACACCCAGAGCGTGTGCGCCAGACCCAGGCTGATGGAGGACCGGCAAGTTGTGATGGCCAAGGCCCAGGAGCGGCTGGACTGGATCAAAGAAGAGACTCGCAAGGCCAAGGAGGCACAGGGCATATTCGAGGACTAGAACCTGCCCGGCAGGCCGCCGGGAACGAGGAGGACGGAGACAATGAGGAGACTGACGATTCTGATCGCCGCGTTCCTGGCGGCAATGCTTTTCGTAGCAGCACCCGCAAGCGCGCAGAACCAGCACATCGGCTACCCTGTTATGTGCAGCGACAGCGAGACTGCCCCTACCGTGGCCGGGTCCAGGTGGCGCACGTGCGCCCAGATGAACGCAGGCGTCGGACCCGCCACCCCCATGTACTTCCGGCTGCTGGACGGTGATAGCCTTCTGCTTGGCGACGTGATCAACAGCGCCACGGTGTACGGAGGAGGGATCGGGGCCATACCCAATGGACTGCTGACGTGGTCCCCAGTGTTAGGCCTGGATACCAGCACCAACCGGTGGGAGGGAGTCCACCTGGACATCCCAGCTGCCACCCTGACCATGACCGCGGACTTCGCGCTGGAGACCATATCGGTCGGGTACTACTGGGACGGTACCACCCACCGGAGGTACGCGGGGGGTCAGCTGAACGCGGACAATATTGCGGCCACCACGTACGCCCCGGACTCGAGGTCGTTCAACTTCTTCTACGACGAGACCAACGGCGATTGGAGCAGGGACACCGGGGACGCGCTGGACAGTGACGCAGTGGCCACCACCTCGGAGGCTCCCAGACGGGCGGCTTTCGGACACGTGTACCAGACGGATGATGCTTCTTGGTCGAGATTGCAGGGAGAGACTGGTGACGGAGGCACCCTGGCGGCCACGGTTGACGCGGCTTACAATTTCGGCTTGGTCTACGGGTGGGACGGTTCCACCTGGTCGCCGGCGGACGTGGTGACCACCCAGGCGGACGGACTGGCGTTCACCCAGAACGGTTTGTTCACCACCGGCGTGATGTACCTGAGCAACGGGGCGACCCTGGACATGGCCAGGTCTACCGCCAACGGCGGCCTGCAGGTCGGGATCGAGACCTGGCACAACAGCTACGATAGCGGCAACGGCTGGCAGAAGGTCAAGAAGGAGGAGGTGGCCGTTTACGATCCGGCGGCCACCACCGGCACTGCGGTGGACGATGCCGGCACTGACGTGGTGTGTGCGAGCACTTACGTGCTGGACCTGCCCAATTGGACCGTGATGGTCAAGAATGCGGGCGGTGGAAGCGGAGACGCGTTCAGCGATGTGGATGTGCAGGTGAGCTACGACGAGACCACCTGGACCAGTCTGACTTCGACTGCTTGCGATGCGCTGACTAGCGGGCAGGTGGGGGTGTGCTACGAGGCGTCTGCCGTGGCGTACCCGTACGTGCGGGTGGTCGCGGCTACCGGCGGTGGGGACGACACCACGGCCGACTGCAAGATCGTGGGCAACAAGAATTAGGAGCCTCGGTCATGATCAAGGACACGCTAAAGTTTGTAGCGCGCGGGGTGATCTTAATCGCGGCGGTGATCGTGCTTATGGCGGCGGCGCAGCAGTCGTCTGTCACCGTGCTAGGGCTGATTTCGGACGGCACTCCCAAGCCGATGCGGATAGACGATAGTACAGAAGCCATAAAGGTGATCGAGTACGAGCACACCGAGGTGCACGGGGGTTCGTCGTACACCGCCCACCTGTCCACCAGCGATCTGGACGACAACCCTTTGAGGATATCGTTCACCACCCCCAACACGACCAAGTGGGCGCACATGTTGTTCTATGTGAGCACCACCGGGGAGGCGACGTTCGAGCTTCAGGAGGCGCCGACTGGTGGAGTGTCCGGCGGCAGCAATCTGACTCCGTATAACCACAACAGGAACAGCGCCAACGCGTCGACGCTGATCAGCACCGACGACACCAACCCGGGGGAGTTGACCCAGGGGGCAACTGTGGGCACCGGGGCCACTGTTTTGTTGCAGTATGAGTTCGGTGGTGGCAGGAACAAGGTGGGTGCGGAGAGGCGTGGAGACAGCGAGTTTGTATTGCTGCAGAACACCAAGTACCAGGTGAACTTGACATCCGGCACCAATGACATCAGGGCGGTGCTTGAGATCGATTGGTACGAGCACACGGACAAAAACTAACGTCGGCGGAAGTCTGAAGCGGAAAGGCAAATACAAATGAAAACAATCTTCGAGATTTTAGGCATTGTGGTCGTCTACTTGGCGGTGGCTGTCTTGTGCGCGTATACCTCCAGCGCCCAGGACTTGATCGAGGCCGATCCGGCGGATGCGATCGAACCGTCTCCCGCGGAGACCGCCGATCAATTGTTCAATACGCCGGCGGGGCACTACGTTCGCATTGTGGGCGGCAAGCCGGCAACGGACGCCCCGGTGCTGCCGTCGCCTATCGGGGATGCGGTGAACGTTCCTACGGTACCCCGGGATGCGGTGTGCAATGTGATTCTGGACGCAGTGCCGGTGACCGTCAAGAACTCTCCCTGCAGAAGGCCGGTACCGGCTGTGTTGGAGCTGGCGTACGCGTTCGGCCAGGTGAGCTGCCCGGTGTCCATAGACGGCAGCGAGCACGAGGGCAGGTTGATGTGGAACGTGATGCTGCAGGGGGCTGCCTGTGTGACGGCCGCCGATTGCAGGGAGTACGTGGCGTCCAGCATGGCGGAGTTCTTCCCGCTCGAAGCAGAGGTGCCCAAGTGGAAGTGCCGGGTGTTGCGGGCGGTGGTCGAGGGCGCCCTAGTGAGCGTGTGCGATCCCAGGGTGGACCGGAAGAAGGACAGGATCGTGATGCCTCATGGGTGGGCGGGCCGGCGGCACCTGAATTACAAGAACGTCGTCGAGGGGGAGCTTCAGCCCCGGAAGAAGTTCAAGTCCCTGTCCGGGGGGAGGATCCGCTGATGCGCTGGCGCGACCTGGCATTTTATGCCGCTGTCATGGTGCTGGGGCTGGTCCTGGCATGCACCGGCGTCAAGGCGGCCGGTTTGCAGGCGAGTTTCGAGAGCGCGCGATACGAGTGCCTGCAGGACGATCCGTTGATGGTTTTCTGCTACGACGGCACGGTGGATACGTCCGGCAACCTGATCGACTGGAGCGGGGAGAACCTGTTGACGGACCGCACCGAGTTCGACGACTGGACCCAGAGCGGCACTTGCGCGGTGACTGCCGACCAGTGGGCTAACCCGGTGGACGGCACGGTAGATGCCGACTTGCTGGACAACACCGGAGGGGCCAACACCGACCACCGGCATTTGTATTCCGCGAGCACCACCGCCAACACCCATACCGGGTCCGTCTGGGTGCGGGTGGACACTGCGCACAACGTGACGGTGGTCCTGAACGAGAACGGGGTGGGCGCGGTGGACACGGAGACCGTCGCGGCCACCGGTAACTGGCAGCGTGTGAGCGTGAGCGGGGAGGGGACCGGAGTCGGGGCCATCGGTTTGCTGTTGTACCCGGGGGAGAGCGGGACCGCTACCGGGCAGGCGTACTTCTATGGGGCCCAGGTGGTGGAGAACGACCGCTACCGGCAGAACATGGGTGCGTTTCGCAACCCGGCGGACCAGAGTGTGACCAAGCCGGCCCACGACCTGGCGCCTACCAACAGCCCTGGCGAGGCGTTCGCCGGGTTGGAGTACTGGGGCAACCGGCTGCCGGCCAGGAGTTTCGTCAACGCCAGCTCTGAGTATTACAGCGTGGCTCACCACGCCAGCATGAACGTGTTTGACGGGGATCACTCGCTGACCATGTATGTCTACAGCGACGACACGAGCACCGACACGATCTTCTGCCACAGCTTGGAGGACAACGACGGGCTGTGGGTGTACGAGACCAGCGCCCAGATCCGGGCCAGGTACAGCAAGTCTGGAAGTTCGGCCACCCCGCTGAACACCAACCTGGCGGCCGGGTATTGGCACCTGGTGCAGATCGTCAGGGACAGCGACACCGCGACCGTGTACGTGAACGGGAACGCGGGCACCGGTGTGGACGTGTCCACGTTCGGGATCGATGGGTCGCGCACTATGTACGTCGGTGCATACAACACGCCGAACAGCTATTGGGACGGGGACATTGCTTTGATGAAATTGACTGCCCAAGCTTTGGACAGCGATCAGCTTGCTGATCAGAGGGAGCGGGTTTGGGGCATGGGTTCGGGACACGGATCTGTGTATTCGGCTTGGGCGTTTGTTCGGGCCACCATCGCGGTGAATTTTTTCCAGGCGGGTTGCGCCCAAGCGATCAGCAGCAAGTTGCAAGACGTGGCCGCTCGGGTTCCTCGGGTCGGTGCGGGTGGAATCCTGATCGAGAACTCGGCAACCAATCGGGTGCTGCAGGCCAGCGCCTTGGGGACTACGTGGACTTCCACCAACCTGACCAGCATCACGTCCGACGGGAAGGCCGACCCCAAGGGAACGTCCATTGCGGACGGTTTGGTGGCGGACGCCAACAACCTGGCCCATTATGTCGAGCAGTCGGTGTCGATGTCGGCCACCTACTACACGATATCCGTGTACGCGGCGGCTGGGGACTTCGACTGGGTGAGGATCCACGACAGCACCAGCGGCGAAGACGGGTACTTCAACGTGGCCGAGGGCAGGGTTGGGACGTTGAGCACCGGCGGAGGGATCGAGCCGGTGTGTGGTGACTGGTATAGGGTTTGGATTAGCTACACCGCGTCGGCGGGATCGAATGCCATCAGGATCCAGTCTGCGGAGGACGACGGGGACGACACGTTTGCCGGCGATGCCAGTACGGTGAACACTTGGTTTTGGAACGTGCAGGTGGAGACCGGCTTGTTCCCCACCAGTCCCATCGACACCACCACCGGGCAGGTCACCAGGGCGGCCGACAACCTGACCATGGAGATCTGCGACGACCAGGGCAGTTGCGTGCTGCCGTACGATATCGGGGACTCCGGCGAGCCGGACAAGCTTTCGTTCAGACTGCGGGTCAAGTGCCACTATACCGACAGCGGGGACATCGGCTTGGCGGACATGTTCGCGTTCAGCATCAGCGGCAACACCGGGACTGCGAGTGCGACTAGGAACCGGGTGTCTTTGCAGTTTACCAATTCCGGCCGGGTGTACTTCTGGGTGCGGGACGACGGCGACAACGACCACTACGCGTACTCGGGGATCG